GAACGTAGGCTGATACGCAGCGGTAATGGCACGTCGGTGCAAATAGGAAACTTGGGAGTGGTTGAAAGTACACCACCGAATAACACTAAGCCGGAGATCAGCACCGGCAACTATCACTAAAAGCATTGCTTGTAGCGTACCGCAATTCGCAACCTTGCAGCCTTTAATATCGGTAAAGCGCACTAGCTACGCGCTCGATTCGGGTTGAGATTACCGGTGACGGTAATTCACTAACTACATAGGGAAGATTAGAACTGATTGTAGTGGGGTAGTAAACAGTGCTTTTAGTGATAGTTAAACTGATTATTTAGCTATTGGCTTTTGTTGAATGTTTTAAGCACACTATATTTCGAGTGTATAGTGTGTTGCATTAAATCCTAGACACGCATACGCCAATATGCGTGTCGCCTAATTGGGTTTTTAAAAGTAAGTTTGCGGGTGTCCTCATAGACCCAAAAAAGGTATGAGTCAGTAGCTTTATATGTTCACTCTTATAAAATCAAGTAAACTTACTTTTAAAACCTCAAGCTCCACCTCTCCTCTGCCGACATTTTGCTATCAACTTGTCGGTTTTTTTATATTCACAAATAGGCTGCTCCTATGAATACTTATATTATTGATACTGAATGTTATAAAAACTATTGGCTATTCTTAGCCGTTAACCACAAAACAGGCACATCGCTTGAAATAGAATTGTTTGGCGAAAATGCAAAGTTAAATGAGCAACAAGCTAAAAAGATACAGCGCCTGTTCCTTAATCATGAAACCGTTTCATTCAATGGGTTAAACTACGATATACCTGTTATACATGGCGCATTGGATTCATGGGATTGTAAGAAACTCCATAAACTCTCCACCAAGATAATCACAGATCAGCGCGTTACTTGGCAGATTCTCAAAGAGCATAAGCTCCAAGTCCCAACTTACGATAAACATATCGACATTATTGAAATTCCCATTGGACAAGCATCGCTTAAAATTTACGGTGGACGTATTCACACCAAGAAAATGCAAGACTTGCCAATTGATCCTAATGAGTTAATAAAAGATACTGAGCGTAGTTTGATGCGCAAGTATTGCAGAAACGATACGCAAGTGACCGGTGAACTGTTTGACAAGCTCAAAGGGCAGATAGACTTGCGCAAAGAGATGACACAGCAATACGGTATCAACCTCAATTCAAAATCCGATGCGCAGATTGCTGAAGCGATTATTAAATCAGAATTGCAAAAAATGTGCGATATATCAACTGCAAAATTTAAAGCAAAGCAATATGAAAATAATCACGTTTTTCGGTATTCCAATCCTAAAATAATTGAATTCAAATCAGAAAAACTTAAGTCCATTTTCAATAAACTTATTAATCAAGAATTTACCATTGCTGATAATGGGGCAATAATTTGTCCAGATTGGTTAGGAGAAAGGATAGTTATCGGGGAAACAGAATATCAAATGGGCATAGGTGGAATTCATTCTTGTGAAAAAGCACAACATATTAAGCGTAAAAATGATTTTGTTTTAAGTGAACAAGATGTCACAGGATTTTATCCAAATATAATTATGCAACAACGATTGTATCCAGATAATTTAGGTGAAAATTTTTTGGAGTTATATGAAAAAATAGTAAAACAAAGAACAATGGCTAAAAAAAGAAGCGGTGAAATAAAAAAAGAATTAGAAATATTAAAATTGCAATTAAAGTGACTAGGTATTATCCTATTATTTTAATTAGGAGGTAAAATGATAGCCATATATTCCATAGTATGTAAATTTAACAATAAACGATATGTCGGTAAAAGTCGAAATGTAAAACAACGATTTTCACAACATAAATATGATTTGAAAAAAGAAACAAAAAATAAGGACTGTAATCGACATTTATTCAACGCAGTAAAAAAATACGGAATTGAAAATTTTGATTTTGTAATACTGGAAGAATTTGAATCAATATCTGAAAATGATTTAAAAGATAAAGAATTGTATTGGATGGATTTTTATAACTCATGTGATAGAGCCTTTGGATACAATTTACGCAGAGATTCATCCACTGAAACAACAATGAGCGATGAAACAAAATCAATTAAATCACTATTAAGCAAAGGTGAAAATAACCCTAACTACAAAAATAAATGGTCAGATTCTCAAAAACAAAGAATGAGTGATATTGCAAAAGAAAGACATCGAACTGGATTGCATTATGGAAACGAGTGGAAATCCAAACAATCAATTAAATCAACATTAATGTGGAAAGATTTGAACAAGAAAAACCAAATGGCTGAAAAAGTAAAACTAGCCAAACGACAATTTATATTCCACCAATACGATTTGAATGATAATTTTATAAAAACATGGTATTCCGTTGAAGATATTTTATTTTCAAATCCCACATGGAAATGGCAAAACATATATTCAGTATGCAATGGATATAAACCAACTTATCGAGGATTCAAATGGAAAAAAGAGAAATTGAACAAAAAATAAAAGAACTGGAAAAGGAATTGGCAGAATGTGAAGTAACAGCGGCAACACTTAAGGTCACAAATAATGGAAGTTTCGGTAAATTTGGAAGTAAATACAGTTTTTTATACGCTCCTAATTTATTATTACAAACCACTTTAACTGGTCAATTGTCGTTATTAATGTTAATTGAAACTCTTGAAGATAATAATATAAAAGTAGTCAGTGCAAATACTGACGGCATTGTCATTTATTATCATAAAGATAAAGTAGATTTAGTTAGTGAAATTTTATTCGATTGGGAAATAACCACTAGCTACAATTTGGAGCAAACAGATTACCGAGAACTGGCATCGCGTGATGTAAATAACTATATTGCTGTGAAGCTCGATGGTAAAACTAAATGCAAAGGGTGCTTTGGTGAAGCGTCACTGAGTAAAAACCCTGACGGCTTAATCATCTATGAAGCAGTCGCTGAGTTTATTGCTAACGGAACGCCAATTGAAAAGACAATTGCCGATTGTGAGGATATTAGAAAGTTTGTCACAGTTCGCAGAGTAACAGGTGGTGCATTGTTTAGAGGAGAGTGTCTTGGTAAAGCAGTTCGCTTTTATCACAGTTGCGATTTAGGTCTTGCTGATATGTCACTTGTTTATGCAAAGAATGGAAACAAAGTCCCTATGTCACAAGGCTGTCGTCCATTGATGAATTTGCCGGATACTTTTCCAGAGGATGTTAATTTTTATTATTACTACACTAAGGCAAATGAAGTGCTAAAAGGTGTTGGCTATAAAGAATAGAAACTCACGATAATTTTTTCGTCTGAGTTTATTTTACATTGAGGAATAAAAATGCTTGAAAAAGAAATTGAAAAATACCTGTGCGATCAAATTAAAAAAGTGGGTGGAACGTGTGAAAAATTTACATCACCTAATCGTCGATCCGTTCCAGACCGTTTAATTACTTTACCATTTCAGCCGATATTCTTTGTTGAATGCAAAGCGCCTAAAAAGAAACCCACTGAAGCACAAGAACGCGATCATCAAAGACGACGTGAGATGGGTGTTCATGTGTATGTCATTGACTCAAAAGAAAGTGTCGATACGCTATTACTTTATCGATTACCAGTGGAAGGCGATTATGCGCACTAATAGTATTTTGCATCACGGTGATTGCATCGAATTTATGAAAACATTGCCTGATAATTCAGTAGATATGGTATTAACTGACCCTCCTTATGGCACAACTGCGTGTAAATGGGATAGTGTGATACCTTTTGAGCCAATGTGGGCGGAATTAGAACGAGTTATTAAATATAAAGGTGCGATTGTATTGTTTAGTTCGCAACCGTTTACGAGTGCGCTAATAATGTCAAATGTAAAAATGTTTAAGTATGAATGGGTATGGGAAAAATCAAAAGCTAGTAATTTTTTACAAGCATCATATATGCCTTTGAAAGCGCATGAGAACGTTTTAGTTTTTGGCACTGGTAAGATTGTTTATTACCCTCAATTAGTTGATGGTATTCCATATAGCGGTGAAGGTAGAGCTGGTAAAAAAGGTTCAAATAGTGATGTTGTTAATAATGTTCCAAACCCAACTTTTAGAAATGGGTCTGCTGATGGAAAAAGAAAACCACGAACTGTTCAATATTTTAAAACGTCTGAAAGTGAAGGTAAAACAGTTCACCCAACCCAAAAACCCGTAGCACTTTTAGAATATTTAATTAAAACTTACACATTGGAAAATGAATCAGTTTTAGATTTTACAATGGGTAGTGGTTCAACAGGCGTAGCTTGCGTTAATACTGGGCGTAATTTTATTGGTTGTGAGTTAGACAAAGGTTATTTTGATATTGCTGAAAAGCGAATTGATTCTGCTGAATGGGAGTCTATTTTAAAATGAGAACTAGAGCAGAACTCCGTCATTACCAAGTCAGAACCTCCGCGTTTCAAATTGAACAAGAGCGAACACTTTGTGCGCTTAAAATGGGGATGGGGAAAACAGCTTCTACGCTCACTACAATCAACGATTTAATTGATGCTTGTGTGATTACCAAAGCGCTCGTTATCGCGCCACTGAGAGTAGCTAATAGCGTTTGGGCGCAGGAAGCAAAGGAATGGGAACATCTCAAAGATTTAAAATTCAAAATATGTACAGGCACAGAGCAAAAGCGCCTAGCCGCCTTGCACCATGACGCTGACGTTTATGTTATTAATCGAGAAAACGTGGTCTGGTTAGTGAAACACTATAGGGATAAATTCCCCTTTCAAATGGTGGTCATTGATGAATCGAGCAGTTTTAAAAGTGATAAAAGTAAACGTGTCAAAGCACTGCGCAAAGCATTACCTTATGTTCACTACATCACTCTACTGACAGGTACACCATCGCCTAATGGTTTGCTTGACCTGTGGTCACAATGCTATTTAGTAGATAACGGAAAAGCGCTTGGGCGAACTATGACTATGTATAAAAGCCGATTCTTTGAACAGGATTACAGCGGTTACAAATATACCCCTCGCAAAGACTCACAAAAGAAAATCGAAGAATTGATAGCGCCATTTACCATATCAATGGAAACTAGCGATTACCTTGAAATGCCAGACT